TATGGCAACTTCTGGCACTACAGCGTTCAACATGGACTTCACCGAGATTGCGGAAGAAGCGTGGGAGCGTGCCGGTCGTGAGATGCGTTCTGGTTATGACCTGCGTACAGCTAGGCGCTCCATGAACCTGCTTACTATTGAGTGGCAGAACCGTGGCATCAACATGTGGACCATCGAAGAAGGCAGTGTAAATCTAGTAGATGGGACAGCCACTTACGATCTTCCAGCCGATACTATTGATTTGCTTGAGCACGTAGTTCGTACAGGCGATGGCAACGTCACCACACAGTCTGACCTGAACATTACCCGAATCAGTGTCTCCACATACGCTAGCATCCCCAACAAGCTCTCTGAGGGCCGTCCAATACAACTTTATGTAGATCGTGGGCAGGCTAACCCTTCGGTGACTGTGTGGCCTGTGCCGGACGCGTCGAGCACCTATGTTTTGAAATACTGGCGTATGCGCCGTATTGAGGATGCGGGAAGCGGTATACAGACCGCTGATGTTAACTTCCGTTTCTTGCCCTGCCTCGTTGCAGGGCTTGCGTATTACATAGCGCAAAAAGACCCCGAACTGATGCCCCGTATTCCTATGTTACAGACAGAGTACGAGAGGCAGTTTGAGCTAGCGGCAGGTGAGGACAGAGAAAAGGCGTCGCTTAGTTTGGTGCCCCGCATCGCTAGTGTGAGGTAACTATGGGACACAAGTATGCGTCTGGACAAAATGCACTAGCTATCTGTGATGTTTGCGGGTTTCAGTATAAACTTAGAGAACTCAAAGAGTTAGTAAGAAAGGACAACCGGACCAACATCAAGGCATGCCCCGAGTGTTGGAATCCAGATCAACCACAGAACAGGTTGGGGGAGTTCCCAGTAGATGACCCACAAGCTATACGCGACCCCAGACCAGATTCTGCGGAACTCACGGTAAGTAGGGATATTCAATGGGGATGGGACCCAGTAGGGCTAAACGATCCTTTTGGACTTACGCCAGACAATTTAGAAGGCAGAGGCGCCGTAGGCACAGTAACAGTAACTACGAGCTAGGAGACAGAAATGAAAATGAAGTCACGATCAAACGTAAAGGTTCCGAAGATCATCGAGCATCCGAATGAGCCAGTAAAGTACAGCGTTGCTGATTGCTGCAACCAGCCGCCCAAAGACATGAAGACTAGCGGCGTTAAGATACGTGGCACGGGTGCGGCAACCAAAGGTACTATGGCCCGAGGCCCAATGGGTTAAGGAGTAGCAGGTGAATTACACCGAGCTTAAAACCAATATCGAGGACATTTGTGAGCAGTCGTTTACGGACGACCAACTTGCTATGTTTACCGATCAGGCTGAGCAGAAGATATATAACACTGTTCAGATTCCTGCATTGCGTAAAAACCAGACGGGCAACCTGACCTCTGGTAACAAGTATTTGGTGTACCCTACGGACTTCTTGTACCCCTTCTCTTTGGCGGTTATTGACGGTGACGGCAACTACACATACTTGCTGAACAAAGACGTTAACTTCATACGAGAAGCGTATCCCGGCCCAACGGATACTGGCGCACCCAAGCACTACGGGGTCTTTGACGACTCGGCGTTTATTGTAGGCCCGACGCCTGACGCGTCTTACGAGGTTGAGCTGCATTACGGTTATTACCCCGAGTCTATCGTTACTGCCGGTACTACGTGGCTTGGCGAGGAGTTTGACTCCGCACTGCTTAACGGCGCCTTGGTCGAGGCCATACGCTTTATTAAGGGTGAGCCGGATATGGTGGCCCTGTACCAGAAGATGTATATCGACGCTATTGCGTTATTAAAGAACTTGGGCGATGGCAAGCTGCGGGAAGATATGTACCGCTCTGGTCAGCTTAGGATTGAACCGCGTTAATTTAAGAGGAAAGAGAAATGGCTATCACACAAGCTATGGTTACATCGTTCAAAGTTGGCGTGCTTGATGGCACTTTCGACTTTAGCAGCGGCACATCACAGGTATTTAAGATTGCTCTGTTTACTTCATCAGCTACGCTAGATGCGACTACTACGGCATATAGCACAAGCAACGAAGTGACCGGCACAGGCTACACGGCGGGCGGTAACACACTAAGCATTTCTGCAAACCCCGCGTCTACCGGCACTACAGCGTTCCTAGACTTTGCAGATACTACATGGTCTACCGCGACTATTACCGCTCGTGGTGCTTTGATTTACTTAGCTGACGGCGGCACTAACCCTGCTGTTGCAGTTCTGGACTTTGGTGCGGACAAGACCTCTACTGCGGGCGACTTCACTATTGTGTTCCCTGCGGCTGATGCGAGCAACGCGATTATCCGTATCGCCTAAGAGTAGAGTCTAATGGCTGACGTTACGGTCCCGGTCTCCGGCTGGGGATACAGCACTTGGGGTACGGATTCGTGGGGCGAAGGTAATGCCACGCCAGTCGGTACCGGTGCTGTAGGGACAGTAGGCGTTGCGGCCAGTGCAGTTGTTACCCTTACGGGGGTTGAAGCTACTACGGGGCTAGGCACAGCCGAAGCTCAAGCAAGCGCGGTTATCTCGGTTACAGGGCTTAGCGCTACCGGTGACGTAGGCACTCTTAGGTTTGATGCGGAAGTTCTTTTAGGCGGTTGGGGTCGTGGAGTCTGGGGCCAAGGCGGCTGGGGCGAATCTCTAGGACTTGCAGCTATAGGTGCAGTAGGTTCGGTCACCGTCGGCGAGGGTGTTGGGGTATACGTCACTGGCGTACAAGCTACGGCCACTCTTGGCAATATTGCGGTTGAGGCCGATGGAGCGATAGAAGCTCTCGGCAATGCAGCTACCGGTGAGATTGGAACCCCGCTAGTAGAAGCCGACGCTATTGTTGCAGTTACAGGCGTAGAGGGCACAGGCGAGCTAGGCACAGCCGGTCCGGTAACAACGGTAGCCATAAACGTCACAGGCGTAGCCGCAACCGCTACAGCGGGCAACGTAGAAATAATCGGGGACTCGTCTCTTGATGCTACAGGCTTAGAAGCCACCGCTACGCTAGGCAATATAACGGTCCTGCTCCAACAAAACGTAGATGTCACCGGAGTACAGGGTACTACAGCACTAGGCGAGACAACCGAGACAGCAGGGGCCAAGGTATACGCCATTGGCGTACAGGCCACAGGCCAAGTTGGGACAGTCCTTGTTTGGGGCGAAATAGTACCGAATCAGAACGCAGGCTGGGTAGACGTAGACGATAGCCAAACACCTAACTGGACGGAAATAGCAGCATGAAGACAGTAAACGAAGCAGCACAACTGGGCGATGCAATAGACCCCAAGCATGAAATTGAAGTGTTATGCGCACATTGCGGATACGATCTTAACGAGGCCGAAATGGCCGCAGACACTTGCTCAGATTGCGGGCAAGCCCTAAACTTACGTCAGAATACAAAGATTTACGCGACAAGCATCCCCGCCGCTGGCGGCAGCACGTTAGTGTAGATACTGGAGAAACCAAATGGCTACTTATGTAAACAACCTCCGGCTCAAAGAAATCACCACGGGTGATGAGGACGGTACTTGGGGCACCAGTACTAACACTAACCTTGAGCTGATTACCGACGGTTTTAGCTACGGCACAAAAGAGATTGCCGCTGACGCTAACGAAACCTTCACCATGCCGGACGCTACAGCAGATGCCACGCGCTCTCTGTACCTTAAGTTTACCTCAGCGGTGGACCTAACAGCGACTCGTGAGATTACGCTTGGGCCGAACACGGTATCCAAGACGTGGATTATTGAGAACGCTACTACTGGCGGCCAGATTATTACGATTAAGCAGGGTTCAGGTGCTACGGTCAACGTGGCTAATGGCTCTAAAGTCATGGTCGTCACAGACGGTGCGGGCGCAGGAGCTGCGGTTCTTAACGCTAACCCCACAGAGGCAGGTACCGGTACGGTAACAAGTGTTGCAGGTACAGGCACAGTAAACGGCATCTCGCTATCTGGCACAGTCACTAGCTCAGGTAACATTACATTGGGCGGGGCTTTGACTGGGGTTGACCTGACCTCACAAGTAACCGGTGTGCTCCCCATAGCT